GGCTGGATGACATCGAGGCGCTGGCCGCAATGGTGGTTCGGCGTGGTGCTTGACGGATCGGCAGAGTGGTGTCACGATGGATTGCCAGCCGTTCACCCTGCCCGAGCGCAGGAAGTGAGCGGCTTTCGCGGTTCTTTGAGCAACTGCGCCCGAAGCCTGATGCGTCAGCCGGCCATCAGCCGCAATATCGTCGCCTTGACGGCTTCGGCCTCATCGTGACCGACGTTCGCCTCGTCGAGATGCCCACAGGCCCCGAACACTCGGGGCCTTTCGTCATATCCGGAGGCCACCTGTGCCCACCGCAAGCCGCCGTCTCTGCCCCCGCTGCCGCACCATCGTCAAAGGCGACTGCCCCACCTGCACCACCGGATGGACCACCCGCAAACCCAAGTCGTGGGCCGGCGCCAAACGAGGCGACAACAGATGGCGCCGCCTCCGCAACGCCTACCTCGCAGCCAACCCCCTCTGCTCCTGGCCAGGCTGCCCCGAACTCGCCGACACCGTCGACCACATCGACGGCACCGACTACGACACCCAGCGATATGACTGGGACAAGCTCCGCTCCCTCTGCACCCCACACCACCGGCGACGCACCACAGCCCAAGGAAACGCCGCACAAGGCCGCGGACAGGGGTAGGGGCGTTCCAATCGCTGGCAGCTGACGCCCAAGCTGCCGCGCCGGTAGCCCTGCTCACACCGGGGACAGTTTCGAGGTTTTTGCCCCTGCGGGACCCATTGCGCTGCAACGGTTTTCGCTGACCCAATCGTGTTGCGCTGCAACGATTCCCGGGGAGGTGGCGGACATGGCTCGGAAGGCTCGGCCTGGTGGCGGTTCGCGTGGCCCACTGAAGATCGTGTCGCAGCTGCGCCCGGTCGGTGAGGTGATGGCGGGCACGGCGGCCGCGGAGGTCCCGGCGCTCGCGCCGGCCAAGCCGGAGGACGTGTCGATCGACCCGGAGCTCGACCAGCTGTGGGACGAGGTGGTGCCGCAGCTGGACGCGGCCGGCCTGGTCACGGTCGCTGACGGGCTCGCCGTCGAGATGTGCCTGCGGCACGCGGTGATGGCGCGGCAGGCGTTCCGGCAGGTCGGCGGCGAGGTCATGGTCGACGGCGAGGAGGGGCCGAAGAAGAACCCCGCCGAGGTCGTGTTCCGGCAGGAGTCGGACGCGTTCTTGAAGTACGCCCAGCAGCTCGGCATGACGTTCGTCTCCCGCGCCCGCACCCCTGCGGCCAAGAAGGACGACGCCGATGACAACCCGTTCGCCCCGGGCGCCGCGGCGCAGTAGTCCGGCGCGGTCCGCGCCCCTCTCACCCGAGGTCGAGTGGTACCTCGAGTCTCGCGGGTACAGCCTGGACGGGGCGGCTGTCCCGTTGTGGCGGACCCCGGAGCCGCGGCGCGTCAAGGGCGCCCTGTTCGACCCGGACCGTGTTGACCACGCCATCCGGGCGATGTCGACGTTGCGGCATACGAAGGGCAAGTGGGCGGGCCGGCCGTTGCAGCCGGCGGCGGTCCAGGTGGCCTACATCATCGCCCCGGTCTTTGGATGGGTGGCCCCGGACTCCGATGGGGTCCTGCGGCGGATCATCCGGGATCTCTACACGGAGATGCCGCGTAAGGGCGCGAAGACGACGCTGGTGTCGGCGATAGCGATGATCCTGGCGTTCGCGGACGGTGAGGCCGGCGCGGAGGTCATCCTCGGCGCCGCGTCCCGCGACCAGGCCGGCGCCGCGTTCAAGCCGCTGGCCGCGCTCGCCCGCTCGAGCAAGACGTTGATCGACGCCGGGGTTCGCGCCACCAAGACGGAGATCACCCAAGAGGCGACGGGGTCGATCTGCAAGACCGTGTCCTCCCGCGGTGACCTGGCGCACGGCGCGAACGTGCACGGCGCCCTGGTCGATGAGCTCCACGTCCACAGGGACCCGAGCCTGCTCGAGGCGATCGAGTCTGGCACTGGCGCTCGCGCGCAGCCGCTGGTGGCGATCATCACCACTGCCGACGACGGCAAGACGACGAGCGTGTATGCGCAGCGGCGCGACATGATCGAGAAGATCTGCAAGGGCACCCTGAAGGCGCCGACGACGTACGGCGTGATCTTTGCGGCCGCCGAGGGTGACGATCCGTTCGCCGAGTCGACGTGGGCGTCGTCGAACCCGCTCTACCCGGTCACCCCATCACCGGAGTTCATGCGGGCGGCCGCGGCGAAGGCGCAGGCGAACCCCGTCGCGCTCGCGAGCTTCTTGCGGCTGCACCTCGGCATACGGTCCAAGATCGACAAGGGCTTCTTCGACCTGACCCGCTGGGACCGCAACGGCTCCCTCGTCCCCCTCGAGCGGCTCGCCGGTCGCACGGCATACGGCGGGCTCGACCTGTCCAGCGTCTCTGACCTGACGGCGCTCGCGTGGCTGTTCCCGGACGATGCTGGCGGGTTCGACGTGCTGTGGCGGTTCTGGCTGCCGGAGGCCGCGCTACCCGCCCTGGACGCGGCCACGGCCCGGACGGCGTCCGGGTGGGTGAAGGACGGCTGGATCACCCTCACCCCGGGCGACGTCGTCGACTACGACTTCGTCGAGCGGACGGTGCTGGAGGACATGGGCAGCTGGTCGGCGGCCGCCATCGGGTACGACCGGTGGAACTCCAGCCAGCTGGTCATCGACCTGGAGGAGAAGCACGCAGCCCCGATGGTGAAAGTCGGGCAGGGCGTCGCCTCGTTGTCGGCGCCGATGAAGGAAGTGGATCGCCTGGTTCGGGCTGGTACGAATGCCAAGCCGCTGCTGCGGCATGGCGGCAATCCGGTGGCTCGCTGGATGGCCGACAACACCCGGGCGTACATGGATGCCGCGGGGAACATCAAGCCGGACAAGAAGAAGTCCACGGAGAAGATCGACGGCATCTCCGCGCTGACTACCGCGATGGCCGTCGCCATGACAGCAGAGCCGGAACAGACGTCGGCGTACGAAACCGACGGTGTGATGACGATATGAGGGGGTGGGCGTGGGCTTCTGGGATGTGATCCTGCGACGCGACCCGTACCCCGTGGAGGTGTTCACTCCACGCGTCGAGTACCTCGGCACGAACGAGGAGATCCGCGACTACTACGCCACCGGCGGAGCGAGCCTGATCGGGGCCACCCCGGCCGCGCTGTGGCGGCAGCAGCCGCACCTGCGCACCGTGGTGTCATTCCTCGCCCGCAACGTCGCCCAGCTCGGGGTCCACACGTTCGAGCGGGTTTCGGAGACCGACCGGCGCCGCAGCCGCGACAGCAACATCGCGCACGCGCTCAGTCAGCCGGACATCGACACGACCACGTTTGAGGCGGTGTTCGCGCTCGTCGGGGACCTGTGCCTGTACGACCGGGCCTATTGGCTCGTGACGCCGTCCGCGGACACCCCGTCCGGGTGGATGCTGCGCCGCCTCCCTCCGGCCTGGGTGACCCCCGTCTCGACGGACCTGTTCACCGTGAAGAGCTACCGGGTGGCGCCGGCCGCTGACAAGGCGATCGAGGTCCCCGCGTCGCAGGTGCTCGCGTTCACCGGGTACAACCCGACGTCGCTGCACAAGGGCTCGCCGACGATCGAGACGCTCCGCGACACCCTGCAGGAGCAGGTCGAGTCGGCGATCTACCGGCAGCAGGTGTGGAAGCGCGGCGGCCGTGTCTCCTCCGTCCTCGAGCGCCCGAAGGACGCCCCGAAGTGGTCGGACAAGGCGCGCGAGGCGTTCCGTGAGGACTGGTACTCGAAGTACACCGGCTCAGGCTCCAAGGCCGGTGGCACCCCGATCCTCGAGGACGGCATGACGCTGACCCGGGTCGACTTCTCCGCCCAGGACCAGCAGTATGTCGAGGCTGCCAAGCTGTCCCTGGTCACGGTGGCGGCCGCGTTCCACGTGAACCCGACGATGATCGGGCAGAACGACGGCGCGAACTACAGCAACGTCCGCGAGTTCCGGCGGATGCTTTACGGCGACACCCTCGGTCCGCTGCTCGCGCAGATCGAGAGCCGCATCAACACGTTCCTGCTGCCGATGCTCGGCGACGACCGGTCCCGGCTGTACGTCGAGTTCAACATCGCGGAGAAGCTGCAGGGCTCGTTCGAGGAGCAGGCGGCGGCGCTGTCGTCCGCGATCGGCCGCCCGCACATGACCGCCAACGAGGGCCGGGCGCGGATGAATCTGCCGGCGCTCGGCGGCGACGCGGACCAGCTGGTGACGCCGCTGAACGTGCTGGTCGGCGGGCAGGCGTCCCCGCAGGACTCCGGCTCTCAGAACCGCAATTCGCGGCAGTCCGTGCAGGTGAAGGGTCGGGCGCCGCGCCGGTTCGAGGACAAGACGGCCGAGGTCGTCGGGAAGTTCTTCACCCGGCAGGAGCGGGTCGTACGGACCGCGCTGGGTGCGAAGTCGGCGCCGGACTGGTGGGATGAGGAGCGGTGGGACGGCGAGCTCGCCGACGACCTGTACCGCATCGCCGTCATGGTGGCCGGTCAGGTCGCGGCGAATATGTTGCGAGACATCGGGTTTGAGCCTGACCAGTACGACGAGGACCGCACCCTCGCGTGGCTGCGGGAAGTGTCGAGCCGGTCCGCGGCGAGCATCAACGCGACCACCCGGGAACGGATCCAGGAGGCCCTGGACGCGGAAGACCCCGGCGAGTCCCTCAACCAGGTGTTCGCGGCCCAGAACGCCCGGGCCGGGCAGATCGCAGTCGGCACCGTGACGACGCTGTCCGGGTTCGCGTCGACCGAGGCTGCGCGGCAGGTCGCCGGCGACCAGGCGACCAAGACCTGGGTCGCAGGAAAGAACCCCCGGTCAGAACATGCGGCGCTCGACGGGGAGACCGTCGCCCTGTCGGAGAACTTCAGCAATGGCGCGGCGTGGCCGGGCGACGGGTCTGCGCTCGGCGCCGAAGACCTTGCAGGCTGCAACTGCGAGTTGCAGATCACCGTCGCCTGACTTCCATCCGGTCCACCCATCCCAAGCCCAGGAGGGCTGATCTGTGCGCATCAAGACGCTGCCCATCGGGGCCGTGAAGGCGGGCCCCGATGACGGGCTCCAGGACGGCGAGTTCATCGTCTATCCCTCGACGTTCACCCGGAAGGCCGACTCCTACGGGGATGTGGTCGCCAAGGGAGCGTTCCTCGATGACATCGCGCGGTGGAAGGACTCGGGCGACACGTTGCCCGGCCTCTACGGCCACCGAATGGATGACCCGGACTTCTTCGTGGCCGGGGCGCTCGACATGGGCGAGGACGACCACGGGTGGTGGGTCAAGGGCGCGTTCGACTTGGACTCACCGAAGGGCCCGCAGGTCTACCGGCTGGTCAAGGGGCGCAGGCTGAACCAACTTAGCTTCGCGTATGACGTGCTGGAGTCGGGCAAGGCCGAAGGCGACGACGGCGAGCCGGTGAACGAACTGCGAAAGCTGAAGGTCTACGAGTTCAGTTTCGTGCCGATCGGCGCCAATCAGGATACGTCGGTCGTCGCGGTGAAGGCGCTCGTCGACGACATCGCAGCCAAGTCCGGCCGGGTGCTCTCGGCGAAGAACGAGACCGCGCTGCGTGATGCGCGCGACTCCATTGACTCCGTTCTCGCGTCTCTCAGCGACGACGAGAACGGCAAGGCCGCACCCGCGGCCGACCACGACCAGGAGAAGGCCAGCGGCGAACCCGAGGCCAAGTCCGGCGCCACCGACGAGGAGCCCCCCGCGGCCAAGTCGTCCGTGCCCGACGAGGAGCCGAAGGCGGGACCGTCCGTCATCGACCTGGCGGCAACCGAACTGTCACTTCTCGCCCTCGGATCTGAGGGAGAAAGCGAGGATCCACAGTGAACCTCAAGCAGCAGCGGGCCGCCGCATTGAAGGCGGCCCAGGACATCGTCGCGAAGGCGCGCGCTGCGGCCCGCGACCTCACGACCGAAGAGGCCCAGGAGATCGAGGCCAAGACGGCCGAGATCAAGCGGCTCGACGAGCAGATCGCCGAGGCCGCGAAGTCGGCAGCCCTCGTCGCCCAGATCGGCGCCCTCGGGGCCGACAGCGACGGCGAACCGGCCACGCAGGACGGTGACGCCCCGGCCAAGAGCCTCGGCGAGCATTTCGCGAAGTCGGTCACCCCGGCCCAGCTGTCCGCGCTGAAGTCGAAGGCGACCCCATTCTCGGTGGCCGCCCCCGAGTTCAAGGCCGCGACCGACCCCAACCTCGTCGGCGCCGCCTTCGGCGCGGCCCTCACCGACGTCGACAAGACCATCGTGCGGACCTTCCGCCGGCCGACCATCTCCGACGTCCTCGGCTCCGGCTCCATCACCGGCACCGCGATCACCTACTACGTCGAGGGCGCCGTCGAAGGCGCGCTCACGTCGGTCGCGGAGGGCGGGCAGAAGCCGCAGCTGCACTTCGTCAACCCGACCCCGGTCACGGACAACGTGAAGAAGATCGCCGGCTGGTGGGACACATCCGACGAGATGATCGAGGACGTCCCGTTCATGGTGTCCGAGATCAACAACCGGGGCCTCTACCTCCTGGCTCTGGCCGAGGAGAACCAGCTCCTCAACGGCGACGGCACCGGCAGTAACGTGCTCGGCATCCTGAACCGGTCGGGCATCCAGACGGTCACCCAGGCCGCCGCCCCCGACACCGCGCAGGACGCGATCTTCCGCGCCTCCACCGCGGTGCAGACCGCGACGGGGCTGTCGGCCGACGCGATCCTCATCAACCCGGCCGACTACCAGGCCCTCCGCCTCGCCAAGGACGCCAACGGCCAGTACTACGGCGGCGGGTTCTTCTACGGCGAGTACGGCGTCGGGAACGTCGAGGAGAAGCCCCCGCTGTGGGGTCTGCGGACCATCGTCACCGCGGCTGTCCCGGCCAAGACGGTCGTCGTCGGCGCGTTCCGGGCCGTGGCCACCGTGTACCGCAAGGGCGGCGTGCGAGTCGAGTCCACGAACTCCGACCTCGGCAAGTTCACCAAGGACATCACGACGACCCGCATCGAGGAGCGTCTCGCCCTCGCGCTGCGGATCCCGTCCGCGATCGTCAAGGTCACCCTGCTCTAACCCGCGCAGCCGTCGCCCCCCGGGTCTGCGCCTGGGGGTCGACGGCTGACGGAACACCTCAACTGATCGACCGCTCACAGAAGGAGTGACCATGGCTGACAAGCGCAAGGAGTACGTCGTCACCATCAACGGCATCAAGCACACGATGCTGTTGACCGAAGAGGACGCCAAGGGCTACGGGGAGAACGCCAAGGCGGCCGGTGCCGCCAACAAGGCGGATACCCCGGAAAACAAGGGCGCCTGACCGATGGTCGACGTGCCGCTCGCGCCGCCCCCCACGGGGGTCGATCTGGACGTGTGGGACGCCGCGTGCGCGGCGATCCGGACGTACTGCGAGTGGCACGTTGCCCCGGCCGTCGAGGAGACGGTCATCGTGGACGGGTCCGGAGGCAGTGTGCAGCTGCTCCCCACCCTCCGCCTGAAGACACTCCACTCCATCAGCGCCGGCGGCGTCACCGTCGTCGACCCGGAATGGTCCGAGACTGGTGCCGTCCGCGGCTGCTGGAGCTCGAAACTTCGCGGGGTCGAAGCATCTATCACGCACGGGTACGACACGTGCCCAGCGGACGTGCTCGCGGTCGCGCGGGCAGTCGCCGCCACAGCGGCCGCGGCCGCCGGCTCGCTGGGCGCCGCACGCTTCACATCAGGACCGCACTCAGTGGAGCTCAACGACGCCGCCCAGTCAGGCGGAGTCGCGCTCTCCGACATGCAGATGGCCGTCCTCGACCGGTACAAGCTGCCGCCGCGCCCGTGATCCCGTCCCCGTACACGCTGCAGGTCCGCACCCGCACCAGCACCACCGCCGACGGCCTCGGCAACGTGGAGGCCGTCTGGTCGGAGCCGCGGCCCTGGCGGGTCCGCCAGATCGACCCGGGCCAGTCCGCCGAGCCGTACCTGCCGAACCGTGACCTCTCGTCCGTCGAGTACGCCGTCCACGCCGACAAGACCGGCGAAGTCCCGGGCGAGGACGACCAGGTACTCGTCGACGGCGACTGGTTCGACGTCGACGGGAAGCCGGCCGACTGGACCCTCGGCCCCTGGGTCAACCCGGCCGCCGGCGTCGTCGTCCTCCTCAAGCGCGTGGAGGGCTGACCGGTGCGGATCGACTGGAACCCCAACTTCGACGAGCAGCTGGCCGAGGCCATCGGCACCGGCGACCTCGAGCAGCGCGCCCAGGCGATCGCCGACGCATGCAACGCGGACTCCACGTGGGGCGGGTATCACGCGGCAGCCGGCAGCGACGGCAAGAGCGCACAGGTGTGGTCGGCTGACGCCCGCGTCGACGAGGCCCGCGATCAGCGGCTTCTGCGGAACCTGGACGCAGCCCGATGACCGCGCGCCCGCCCGAGCTCGTCAAAGCCCTCACCGCGGCCGCGGGGCCGCTCGCCGACCTGGGTGTGCCCGTGGCCACGCAGGTGCCGGGCACCCGGCCGGCCCGGTTCATCCGGGTCGTCACCACCGGCGGCAGCGAGATCGCCGACTATGCACTCGCCCAACCCACGGCGCTCATCGAGTGCTGGGCCGCGAAGACCGCCGACGCCTACGAATTGGCCGCCAACGCGTGGATCGCGCTGAGGGCCACGGAGGGCGTGGAGATCGGCCCCGGGCTGTGGGTTCAGGAGGCCCGCGTCACGCTGCCCGTCGACTTCCCAGACACCCATAGCGGGTCCCCGCGCTGGCAGTTCATCTTCAACCCGATCGTCGCCCAGGAGGAGACACCATGATCCGCGTTTACCACCCCGTCCTCAACGCCTGGCAGGACGTCCGGAAGAAGGACGTCGTCAAGTGGCAGCGCCAGGGCTGGGTCACAGAGAAGCCCGCGCACGTCGACGACTCCGACGCGCTGCCCGTCGACGCGGAGGCCGAGGGCGCTGCCGCTGACACTGCGCCCGCGTCGACCACGGTCACCGCCAAGTAAGCCAACCCCAACCCCCACCCCTGGCCAGCAGCCTGAAAGGAAAACCCACACATGGGCGTCAACACCGGAATCTCGGTCGCCGCCGGCCTGCCGATGGCTGGAGGTGGCATGTCCTTCGCGCCATTGGGGACCGCGCTCCCCACCGACGCGGAGACCGCGCTGGCCGCGGCATACAAGAAGCTCGGCCCCATCTCCCGTGAGGGCGTGCGCCCTACCCGAACCTCCAACATTGAGAAGGTCCTCGAGTGGGACGGCTCCACCATCGCGTCTCTCCTCACCGAGGAAGGCCGCGCCTTCGAGGTCACGCTGTACGGCCTCTACGACACCGAGGTTAACCAGTACTTGTTTGGGGCCAACGCCGTCGTCACCCCGGCCACCGTCAGCAGTGGGAAGAAGGTCGCGATCAGCGACAAGGGCGGCAAGCCCGACGACTCGGTTCTGGTCTTCGACATGAAGCACGGCAAGGGCCGTCACCGCGCGATCCTGCCCGTCGCGTCGGCCGTCATCACTGCCGAGAACCCGTGGGTCGGGACCGGGCTCAAGGCATACACACTCACCGTCGAGGCGCTCAAGGACGCCTCCGGCGTCCGCGTGTACGAGTACCTCGACGACGGCACCTTCCTGACCGTCTGACAGCCACCGGGGAGGGCCGCTCACGCTGGCCCGGCCCTTCCCGGTGCCACACCCGGCCAGCGTCACCACGAAAGGGCCAGCATCCCATGTCCACGAAGGACACCACCCCAGACGAGACCCCGAGCGAGTTCACGTTCACCGGTCCCGACGGCACCGAACACACCCTCGCCACAACCCTCGACACCCTCACCCCCGGCTACATGCGCCGGCACCGGTCCATGCCCGGCGCCGAGTTCAACCTGATGCTGTTCGAGGCGCTCGCCGACGACGCAGCGCTCGAGGCGTTCGACGCGATGACGTGGGCC